CTGTTGTATTAAATAACCTTTTAGGAGCTTCTATTATGTCATAGGTTGCGTCATCTTCTAATGTATTCCTATTATAACTTTCGTTGCTACGTCCTATTGAATCAACCTTTTTTAAAAAAAACCATAGGTCTTGTAAAATACCGTATCTATTTATAAAGCTAATCTTATGACCATCGCCGTATTTTGTACAGTCTATTCTGATTATGTTTACTCTAGGATACCCTGATACAAGTATTGCTGTATCATTAACCGAGTAACTTCGTGTTGATACAACTCCGCTTGAGCTTATACTAGGTACTTTTCCATCCGTATTGTTAGGCACGAATATATAAAAGTCATCATTTGTTGCAGAAGTGTTTGGTGTTGCAACTTCTAGTAACCATGTGTTCTGACTCTGTCTGTTTTTAAAAGGGATCTTACTATTTGCTCCGTCTGTATATATACTGTATGCATCGTAGCCGTCTCCTATTAATGCCTGTACAGGCGATCCTTGCGCAGAACCTCCTGCATTAGGTTGATTAAAGAATTGTATGTTAGTTGTAAAGGCTATTTTTTGTGGCGCATAACTGTAAGTAGTCCCTAAGTAGTCTTTTAATAGTTCTGCAACCTCGAATATAACATCGACGTTTGGTAGTGCGGGTTTAATAATCGTGTAAACAGTAACGCCATTTACTATAACTAAGAGTTTAGCTGAGGCGGTTGCGGATCCCGAGCTTTGTGCTTTAGCGAATAATGGTGTTCTAAGTGCGTAATTGTTTGGCATAGTTTATTTGTTTTGTCCTAGTATTATGGCATTCTCTATATCTAAAATGAATGACTTTTCTAGATCGTTACTTAATGTCTTCGTTATCTTGTCAAATGGCTTAGAAAAAAAGTAGCTTGGTTTTATACCTTGTGCGAATATGCTTCTTTGTAATGCGAAGCCCATGCTTCTATTGCTACCTTTTGCGTATTGACCTTTTGCATCTCGAAACCTTATATTTTTAGACTTTGCCCAATTAGCTAAGATCTGCATAGGTGGCATCTTGTTCGTGTATTTAAATTTGCTTATCGGAGCTTTTTGTATGCCTCCCTTAATTAGAGACGGGTTTGCGCCACCAACGCCTTGATCGACATATATTCCGTAGTCCTCCATTAGAAAGTCTAATAGAAACGCCTCTGCTTCGGTTTCTAGGGTATATTTAACTGACTCGTATAATACGCCAGAACCTTTACCGCTTTTTGTTAGGTTAGACTTAGCTTGTTGTACTACATACTTTGCGTATTTATTTAAGACCTCTTCTAAGTTTGTAAAATCCATTAGCAGATATATATGTCGTTATAAATTAATACTGTAATACTAGCTGACCAACCCGCTAACTGATTCTCGAAACGATCATAAAAAGGTGTTAATGTAGGGATCCCATCTAGCTGATACATATCGGTATATAAAGTGCCCATTCTTAATCTCTGCGTCAGTCTGTTTAGAACTGCTAGTTGCGTATTTAGAATATCTTGAACATTATTATTGCCCGTAAAGCGATCGACAGTTAAGTCCTTAGATTGATTTACTATGTCACATGCTAGGATCGTCATATTAAACCTTAGCACCTGCTCCTCGTCTGTAACGCTTTCTATAATTATATGACCTAATGGAAAAATGTCTTGCTTGTTTAGATTAACGTCTGTAATATCGCCCGTTGTAACAGTATTAATATTTACGTCTTTTAGTAACTCTGCTTTTATGGTTTCTGTTAATTGGAAAAAACCTCTTACACCTTGATTTGCCATTATTTAAAATTCTTTTTTATTTGTTTTGCTTCTAATTCGTTTTTGTCTTTCATAAACGTTAACATCATAAAGCACTCGTGCATCTTTAATTTAGTGATATTTTCAAACTGTGTAATGTCTCCTTTAGCGAGTCCATAAATTGATTGGTACCAACCCCACTTTCTAGAGAATTGAGATACTGCGTCAAGGTCTCTTGTTCCTCCTCCTCCAAAGAGTTCGTCATAGTTTTCGATAAGTCCAGACCTAAATTCCACAAAAAAAAAATTGATGACATAACTGCGTCCATCGGCATATCTAATAAGACTGCGTCTGTTCCTACTCTATAATCCTCTATGTTATATTTGTTTTTTAGCTTGACAATAACAGGTCTATATAAAACGTTCATAGCCTTTTCCATGTTTTCCCAATCGCCGACGTATGTATCAAGATCTATGTATTCGCCTAATGTAAGGCTGTCTAGTTCGGGATGGAAACCGTAATCTACTTTGTTAAGCTCAAAGCGTGTTATTAGAGCGGGTTTCTCTTCAAACATATTAGATAGCTTTGTAACTATTTCTGCGGAGTCTGAAAGCCTTAAAAGCATTACATTCTCTAAACTAACTTTGCAAAAGATCTCAATCATTTTAGCATTTAAAAAGCGAGGATCCTTAACTGTGTCTTGCAGTTTTAAGTATTTTTTATACTGTCTTAAAGTAATGTCTTTAAGCGATGTCGGTATTTTAATATTGATCTTCATATATATATATAACGTTTTTTTTAATAAACTTTGTGTTAATGTTACAATTAAAAAAGAGGGGCTATCTAATGCCCCCCTTGTGATGTAATTTATATTGTGATCTTCGTCAAGACCTTTTCCTCTACTGGTACCTTACATCATGTCTGCCTCGAAACAACTATTACTGCAATAGTGCTTATTCTCGTATAATGGCTTTTCGCAGTGCGAACAACTGTATTCGGGTTCTTCTGGCGGTGTGTCGTAATCGAAATAAAAGCTCATAGTTTATATGTTAAAGATTATACTAATTAATATTCTGCCAATAAAATAGCTTGGTATTATTACTAGCATTACGTTCTGTAGTTTTTTAAACTGTCTGCCTAATTTGGCTGCTCTACTGTTTTTCATGTTATTTAATTAAGATTAAGTCTAATTGATCTGCAACATAGTTAATGTGCTTCTGCGTAGTCTGTGACCAATATCCGTGTTGTAATAAATCGTTACCATCTATAGTTGCTACGTGCGTTGTATAGCTCCATACTTGGTTTCCTTGAATACTTAGGTTTTGCTTGTACTTGTCTAATTTTCTCATTTGTTCTATTTATTTAATTAATATTTATTTTAAAAATCAAAGCGGGGATCTTTGTTATTATAGAGCGGTATCTAGTTTAACAGGACTTGCGCCTGACGTTAGTCTCCTAAACCGTCCCCCCGAATTGATACCGCTAATATATAACCAATAAAGTTATAATACAAATAATTTAATAACTTTTTTTAATTAATTGCATAAGTCCCGAATCTAGGCTTTGACAATATCGAGTATGTTGCATAACGACAGGGGTCGATAATATGGTTGTGATCGTCTACAGGCGTATTAAGTAAAGCACCCGTTTTATCTTCACGCCACTTATAGTTTCTAAACTCCGATATAGCATTAGTAGATGTAGACAGTATATTTATCTTGTATCGTTTTAATAGATCTATTCCTGCATTAACAGAGTCTTTACCTTTTAGGCTTGGAAAAATGTTATGTCCCATACGTCTAAGCTCCTCAATAAGTCTAGGCTCTGCACTATCGGCGTATATAGGTTTGTTCTCTAGCTTCTCGCTTAACAGGAATTTATGTATGTCAGTAGTCGTCATAGCGGTTCTATATAGATGCTCTTTTACATATAGGTTTATGTCTTTAGTATAAACAGAAACAAGCGTACTAGGATCATTAGAAAAGCCAAAGTCCATGCCGTATGCTACTAGCTCTGCGTCTTCGGGTATATGTGAAACCTCAGCATATCTAAATACGGTGCTTCTACTTGCAGCCCTTTCGCCTAGTCCGTATATCTGCCAATACTGTTCGTCAGTATCTTTAAGTAACTCGATCTCTTTTTTTATTGACTCCTCTACAAAAGGATTATCTAAGTATGTAGTCTTAAAGAAAGCGCAATCGTCTCTAGGCAGTACTTTGTCGTATATCCAATGATACTCGTCTGATGGATTAAAGTCAATAACAATACGCTCCTGTGTTCTAAAAACTAGCTGTTGCCAATCTTCCCAATATAACTCGTTGCCTTCATTAATAAAAAGCAGATCTCTTTTACGTCCTCTGATCTTTTGCGGTTGATCAAGCGATATAAACTCTATTAAGTTTCCAAACAGATAGTATTCAGAATTAGACTTATTATGGAACTTTTCATTGTATAGGTTATGACCTTCTAATATGCTCATAAAGTCTCTTAGAACGGTCGCACGCAAACTAGGAAACGATTTACGGCATACAGTAACAACCTTGTTTGTGTTATTAGTGCAATACTCGAAAATAATCCATAGTATTATGTTATATGTTTTGCCTGATCTAGTACCGCCCTGCTCAACTATTATTTTCTTGTCAGAAGTTAATAAGTGATCATATACGATATTAGTCTTTATCTTTAGTTGATCCAATTATCTCGATTTGAAAGTTAGTAGGCATTCCTTCTGCTCCTGTAATTTCTTGACGTTCTACATAACCTCTTGCTTTTCCTTTAGTCTTTAAATAGAATATAGTTGCTGAGGTTGAGTTTTCCGAGATCTGTTTATGTAGCTGACTTTCTGCAAAGTCTAGAGCTACGTTTTCTATATCCCTAACTTGTTCAGCAAAATCGCTGTCTTCTTTTAGCCACTTATAATATGTGCTTCTAGGTATGTTTGCTTTTTTACAGGCTACGGTTACAACGCCTAAGCTCTGCTCTAGTGATTTTAATAGTGTCTCCTTTTTTATGTGTCTACTTTTGTCCATTATATTGTTATTAAAATTGTTATTATTAGTCCTAAAATAGCAATAGCCATAACCTTAACACTACTCGTGTATTGTCTGTCTGACCTTCCTTGCCTAGATCTATACTGTCTTTGTTTTTTCATCTTGTTTATGTTTTATTTTTAGGCGTATTTGGTTTGCTGATTCCCAAGCCTTATTGTATTCTGCGTCAGAGAATAATTTAGAGAACCCTGTTATATGTTTCAGTTTAACTAACTCCTCAACTCCCATACCTAATTCGTTGCATATCTCTTTATCGCTCCAACCGTTCTCTAGCATTGTAAATACCATACTTGACATTCCCGCTATCGAGTGCATACCTCTTGCTCTATTGTGGCGTACTGTACTTGCCATACGGTCGTTTATATCCTTTTCCAATACTACGATCGGCAGAAAGCCTTTATTGCGTTCTAGTATATCTGCGTTTGTTTTGGCAGTATAATATCTATGGAAACCGTCTATAATTACATAGAGCTTTTTTTCCTCATCATATATAGTTACAATAGGTTGCGTATATCCATCATGCTTAATAGACGTATATAAAAGCCCCATTTCTTTTTTAGCTACTGAATTAGGGTTGTAGTCGTTTGGGCATACCTCTTCGATCCGTACCCATCTAATCCTGTTTACAGGCTGATCTTTTAATGGCGATATATCGTGCAGTAATTCTTTGATCTCTTCTATTATAGAAATTTGATAATCTGCTTCTGTACCTTCTAATATTGTTTTAGGATGTAACAGTTCTTTTTGTATTGCTTTTTTTAAACTTGCTTTCATATTAGTCCTTTTACGTATTTGTCATATTTGCGGTTAATCTCTATATTTTTGCTTGTCAGTTTTCCATCTACATATTTCTTTACCGTATTAAAGTATGGCGATGTAAGAAAGTTGCCGAGCTTCGTAAAGTCGAAGTCTTGAGACAGTACAGTTTTGACAAGCGTTTTATAGAAGTCTACATATACCTTGTTA